ATTTGCTTATTACTAAAAATTAAACACTAAAAAAATGAAAAATTTAATTGTTTTAACCGCTATTATTTTATTTACGGGCTGCAAAAAGGAAACGCCGGCCCCAGCGTGCGACGCGGCGGGATTGACCGCGCAAATAGAGGAGTACGATACTGCCTCGACCTGGTATACTTATACGGGGCAATACCTCGGACGATTTTACCGTATACAATCCGCTAAAAAAATGACGGATTGCGAGATAGTCGCGGATTTAAAATAATCCGCGTATATTGCAATATGAATGAAAGACCAAAAAAGTCGATCGCGCACGAGCGGGGGATAAAAGGATATTTGGATCCGTTGGTCCAGGCAAAACTCCCGCGACTTATGGAGGTAACGGGGCTCAATAAAAGCAGGATCGTTAACGATAGCGTTCGGCTATTAATGGAGCAAAAAAATATAATACCAGCAAAAGCAAAATAAAAAATCTCCCCGCAAAGGGAAAATGTGGAATACAACCGACCGGCCTTTTTAGGCTGGTTTTTTATTTTTTAGGCGTAACCGCGATCGTCGATTTAACGACTATATTACCCGTTGCCGGTTTTGCGAGCGGCGCGTCGTTGTTAACAACGAATTGAGGCGCTGCGGCCCCGCTAATTTTTGAGGTTTTAATTATAGGCATAAAGTAAATTTTAAGTACTCGCAATTTACGGGAGTTAAGGCGACGGCGCGACCGGCATAAAATAAATGTAGGACACAAAGCGCGATATATTATTTTGCTTGTCTACTTTTAGCCTGTTAAACCTAGTATGGATTTAAAATACGTTATACTATCATCATTACAAAGCGACAAGCCGATTATGCTTATCAATACGCATATAGGGCACGACGCCGAGGACGGGGAGGGTATCGACGGGGCGATTTTCCAGCGCGAACTCCTCGAGTTGGATAAACTCGCCTGGCGGCGTCGTAATGGACGGATACAATATTTTCAATGCCATTTTAAAAAGTAAAACGCCGGTCGACACGTATAATTGCGGGATCGCCGCCTCGATCGCGGGCGTTATTTTTATGGCGGGGCGTAAACGCGTAATGGCGGATTACGCTAGTTTAATGTTACATAATCCGTTTGGTACCGACGATAAAAAGCAATTAAACGCAATGCGCGACAGCCTGGTAACAATGTTATCCGCAAAATCGCATATCGCGGAAACCGAGGTTAATTTTTTAATGGACCGGACTAGCTGGTTAAACTCCGCGGAGTGTTTTGCAAAGGGATTTTGTACGGATATCGAGGTAACAAAGGAGAGCAACAAAAAACGTATGCCGGCGCTAAATCGCGACAGCGCGACAGTCGCCGAGGCTAAATATAGCTGGCAGGAGAGCAACGCTATCGTAAATAATTTTTTTAAAACAAACGAAATAAATACCGGTATGAAAAAAGTAACAAACCGTTTAAAGTTAATCGACGACGCAAGCGAGGACGCGATTATCGAAGCAATAACCGCGATCGAGAACAAGGCCGCAAAAGCCGAGGGCGAAATCGTAACCGCGAAAGCGGAGTTAACAACCGCAAAAAATAAGATCGACGAGTTAACGGAGGCCAACAAAGTTTTAACCGACGCCGCCGACGCGGAGAAAGTTAAAGCGGAGGAGGCAAAAAAATCCGCCGATACCGTTGTTTTAAATACCGTTTTGGATAAAGCCGTAGCAACCGGCAGGATCAAAGCGGACCAAAAAGCCAAATGGATCGAGAAAGCGGAAAAACTCGGCGTGGACGAGATTAAGGACCTGGTCGAAAATTTACCGTTAAACAAAACGGCGGGCAGAGAGGTAATAACTGGCGCCGCGGACGGATCCGGTTTATTGAAATCGGTTTGTAATACCTGGGACCACGAAATAAATTTTTAAACTTTTAATTTTAAATAAAATGGACGCACTGGTAATTAATGATATCACCTACGCCGGAACGGTTGCAAGTTACATGATATCGCGCGCCGTAGTCGGAGCGGATACGATCGAGAAAGGTTGTATCTATGTAAAGGACAACATAAAAAAGAAACACACTATTCCGAGGATAGAGGTTTCCGATTTTATGCAAAAACGCGCAGCGACGCCGGTATCGAAAGGTACGGTTACGGTTGACGGCAACGTCCTGGAGCCTCGCGATTTAATGCTGTATTACGAATTTAACCCGCGCGACTATGAGGAGCATTGGTACGCGGAGCAATTAAAGCCGAAATTACTGGAGCGCGACCTCCCGCAAACGGCCGAGGCGTTTATGGTAATGCAACAAATGAAGCGCTTAAATGAATTTTTTGAAAATGCTATATGGCGCTCGCGTATCGCGTATGATCCGGACGGGGCCGCAGTGGATCCAACAACGAAAGGAGCCGCCGCCGGCGAATCGGTATATTTTTACTTTGACGGGATAATCAAAAAGTTACTGGATAACGCCAGCACGATATCAGTGGCAAGCCCTGTAACGCTTACCGTCGCAAATATCCGCGATAAATTCCAGGCGGCTTACGCCCTTGTACCGCAAGCGTTGTTATTTAAATACGGACCAGGCGGCTTAAAGGTTATATGTGGATACCAAACACAAAAACTTTACGAGCAAGCGTTAAGAGAGGACACCTATAAAAACCAAGATACGACGGAGAAAGGTATAAACCGCTGGAACGGTTACGATATCGTCCCTTGTGCGGGCGTGCCGGATAATACTTTCGTATTCGTTATCGCCAAACCGGACCTGGATAGTAATTTATGGCTCGGCATGAATAGCATGGAGGACGAAACTCAATTAATGCTGGCTAAATTACAAGCGAATTCCGAGTTATTTTTCTTAAAAGGACTCTTTAAAATGGATACCCAGGTCGGTTTCGCGGATCAGATCGTTTTATATACGACGCAAACGGCCTAATAATAAAGCAGAATAGGGAGCGCCGCGTAAAACCGGCCTCCTTAAAACCATAACTCTTATAAAAAAATCATAAAATGAAAAAATATTTTTTGTCCGCGATAATCGGCCTAATAACGGCCGCGGCCTTTATCCTGGCGCCTACTTTTGCAAGCGCGCAAACTACGGTGCCGAGGTTTGGTATTACCAAGAATAACGACAACACTGGCCGCGTTTTGAACTACAAGTATACAACCGTAACCGACGCGACTGGCGCGGATAGTTACGTATGTGTCGCGAACGCCTGGACGACTATTTATAGGATCGTTTTAACGGACGGGATAACGTTTACTAATCCAACGGTTACGAATTGCGCGGCTGGCGATAATCTTATAATCGTCGCCTCGGCGGCCTCGGGAACTCCGGCGCTGGCTTTTAGTGGCGCTAACTGGATCGGAGCAGGAACAATGACCATGACGACGCGATTACGTGGAGTAATTAAATTTATTTTCGACGGGGCCAAATGGGTTGAAACCGGCCGATACGTACAATAATTTAAAACACTGCCGGACCAACCGGTAAAAAAAGCACAATGGGAAAAAAATTAAGCGAAAAAATGCTGGCCGACGTTGCGACAATGCCGCACGTAAAAAAAATATGGGTTAAAGGCGACGATTATCATTTAAACCCAAAAGCCGGCTGGGACGAGCACGACGTTAACGGCGCCGAGGAGTCGGCCGAGGAGTATTCAAAATGGACCGTCGCGGAGTTGCTGACCGAGTGCGCCTCGAGAGAGATCGCAACAACTAAGGACGATAAAAAAGCGGACCTGGTTAAAGCCCTGGAGGACAACGACGCTGGCCTCGACTGATTTTTTTAAAATATTAAAATATTAATAATGGGCTTATCGAATATTACGTTTATAAAAGGCCAGGGCGGACTCGGACGGCCGTTAAACGGGGAGGATTTTATCTCCGCGTTGTTATTTTTTACGGCCTCTTTACCCTCCGGTTTTACCTCCGGCGCCCGCGTAAAGGCGCTTTACCAGCCCTCCGACGCTATCGCTGCCGGTATTAATAACGATTATTCCGACGCGACCGCCTCGACTGCGACGTATCTTTTTACGGCAGTGGGCGCGAACGGCGATAAAATAAATATCTCGGTCGATACCGTCGACAGTGGCGGACGGGCCGTACGTGTGGACCTGGGGACTTATACAAAATTATCAACCGATACAACGGCCACAATTTTAGCGGCCAGCGTGGCGGCGATGATTAACGCCGGTACTTTTAACCATGGCTGGAGCGCTACCACGTCGACCGCGACCATGACGTTAATCGCGCCAAAAAAATACGGCGTTTATCTAAATACCGGTACGCCTTACGTCGTAACCATTACTGGAACGATTGCGGGTACTTTGACGCAAAGCGTTATAGCTGGCGTCGCTAGTTTGCAAGCCGTATGGTATTATCATATCAGCGAATTTTTCAGATTTAGCCCAGGCGGGATATTATACGTCGGGTTTTACGCGGTACCTGGGACGTACGATTTTGCGGAGGTTACTTTAATGCAAAATTTTTCAAACGGCACTATCCGACAAATAGGCGTTTATAAGGACGGCGCGGCTTTCGCAACGGCGGACCTTACCGCGCTCGATATCGTATGTAAAGTAAACGACGCCGCACATAAACCAATCTCCAGCGTTTACGTTGGTAACCTGGCTGCGGTTACGGATATCAGCACGTTAACGGACCTTAATTTACTCGCCGCAAATAAAGCAATGACATGTATCGCCCAGGACGGCGGCGGCCAGGGTAATTTCCTTTGGAAAACGGTCGGTAAAACGGTATCAATACTGGGCGCACAACTCGGAGTTATAGCGTCCTCGAAAGTAAGCGAGTCGATCGCCTGGGTTGCTAAATTTAACGTATCTAACGGTACGGAGTTGGAGGTCCTGGCTTTTGGTAACGGTAAATTATTCTCGGATAGTTCTATTTCGGATAGCCTTTTATCCTCTTTGAACGATAAACGTTACGTATTCCTGCGTAAATTTGTAGGTACGTCGGGATCGTATTTTAACGACGACCATTGCGCCGTTGTTATCTCCTCGGATTACGCCTACCTCGACGATAACCGGA